TGAATCCTGTTGCACCAATAGTTGAAGAATAATCTCCAATGAGTGAGTAGACCAACAGATCTCCCGCTGTTGCTCCAGCTGAAGTTTTAATATCGTTGAAATCCCAGCTTCCGGTGTAACCGATTGTCAAAGCTGCATCTCTGAATGCTGAAACCTGAAGAACTGAAATTCCATCAGCGTTTCTTGTGAAGTTTGGCGAAAGGTACAATGGTGTAGGTCCAGCTACATAAGCCTTATCTCCACCTGCAAGTATTCCTGCTGCAAATTTTTGGTAGAGATCGTTGTACTCAGATGCAAGGTAATAATCGTAAGTAGAACCTACATAAGTCAATGCATTGGGTTCGTCGATGAATGTAAATTCCTTTGCAGGTAAAGCAATATCCACTACATCATAAAGAGATCCTGCTACACCGGAAGTTGATTCCCAGTAAGCTGTAAAGAACGATGTTAGAACTGTATTCGGTGCACCGTTTTCAGTAATGCTTGCTGCAGAAGGTACAACAACAGTGTTTCCGCCGGTTGCACCAACAGTTAGAACTCTCCAGTAGTATCTAACTCCGTTATTATCTGTAAGGACCCAATCTCCAACATTGAGATCGCTAGATGCTGCTGTGCCACCAATTGTAAATGCACCTGCTGTGGCACCAAGTATGCTGGAGTTCTTTCCTACTGTGGTTCCCTCAGCTGCTTTGTTTGGATGAGAAATACCGAGAATGTAAACAGCTTGTCCCTGATCAGTTCCTGTTGATTTAGAAGTGATTATAGCAAATGAATCAGAAGGAGTCAACGCTGAACCATCGTTCGTTGCAATTGAAGATCCTACAGTTAACGCTTCAATCTGTGCTTGCTGATCAGAAGAAAGAAGATCTTTCTTTATGTAGAGAAGGTTGTTAAACTTACCTTCGTTACCAGTTCCGTAGAAACTCTTGAAGTATGCTGCGCCAGTTCCACCAACATTCCATCCCTGTGCAGGACCGCTATAACCAGAAGCTCCCGGCAGATTAGAAGATGCTGTGGGTCCGAAATCTATCTTAACTGCTGTGAATGAAGAAACTTCTGCGAAATCGAAAGATTCCTTAGCTGCAAAATTGTAGGAAAGGAAATCTATTTCATCAGCTGGGTTGCTTATCAAAGTGTGACCAACCATGTCAACTCTTCCTGCTGAAGAAGTGTCAGTTGGATCGTAATCGTCAAGAGCTTTTCTATTGAGAGCTACGAACAATCCTGTAGTTGCAACGTTATTGTTTATGATAGTATCGATAGAGTGATTAACACCGTTTCCGTCAACCAAATCTGGTATCAAGCTACCGATGAAAGATCCCAAAGATCTTACGTCTGGTGAATTCAAGAACGCTTGAATTTTATCTTTCTTCAAACCGTTCGTGTCAAAGTACGCAGAGAAAACAGGATCGGAACTCAGCTGAGAATAGTTAGTCCAATCACCCTGCACAAGATCAACTTGCACAAAGTATTCAGAAATGTAATCGAACTCTCTCAAATACGAAGGAACGTTAGCTGCTCCGTACCAATCCCTTGCTGTTATGTTGAAACCAGTGAGATCACCAGTTTTTCTAACGATAACACTGAATGGAGTTTGACCGAGGTTGACGAAAGAGAGAAGCTTACCAGCGTCAACAGAATTTTCCACGTTTGCGAGGAAGTACTGTGTATCTGGGAAGTAAAATCTTTCCTTGTTGAAGAATGAACTATAAAGTTTAGCAACAGTTGCACCGTTAGCTTCGGTTGTGCTCAGTGAAAAAGATCTGAAAACATCCATGTCTGGGTTGGATGTCTCTTCATCATCATTGAGAGGCATCAAAGCCAAAGCGAAGCAAGGACCAGTTTCTAAGCAAGTGAAAAGTGATCTGTGGAAAAAAGAACCTCTTGCTTCAAGAGTTGTATCTATTTCACCGAAAATTCTTTTCGCTGTTTTAACATCCTGACAGAAGACTGGGGCGTTGATCGGTCCTTTCTTGGAGAAACCAATTACCAATCTTGTTGTCTGTGTATTGAGGACGATGCTCTCTGACTGGTCAAATTCTATGGTGTAAACACCAGATGCTTTGAATTGACTGAGATCTAGTCTGATTTTCGCCATGTCTGCGTCTTATTATTTTATTCAATTTTTCTATATATTCGTTTTTGGGTGAAGTTTTCTCACATAAACTCCTTCACCATTGAAAAATTGCTAGTATCTGATTTCTTCTCAGATTCCAAAATTTTATACATCAATTTTCTGAAATTTTCGCTAGATTTGTCTACGATTTCTTCTATTACAATTGAGAAATCGTTAGAATAAACAAAGGGTGCACAGAAGACAGTAGTCATTGCAATATCGTCATTTCCGGACTGAGAAGAATATGTTCCTTTGTTATTTATCCCGAATGCACCCATCTCTTCGTAAGAATTTTCCTCAGTCAGGATTATCCTCTTCTCGAGTATGAGCTTTCTCAAATCCCTGCAGTATTGCATCTTGTTGTGCTTGTTGAGTTTCAATCCAAGAGATGCATAGATGTGCTTCTCGCTATGTCTTGTGTGCAAGAACATTTCCTCAAAGAAATTCTCATTCTTTTTCAACAACTCGATGAAGTAATCTCCTTTAAAGTTCATTTCCAGTGCTACGGATACATGTTCAGGTTTGAAAACTTTGAACAACAGAATTTCTGCTATTCTTGCAAGATCTTCAACTCCGTGCTTATTTGATCTGAAAAGACCCACCTGCACGAGTCTGTAGAAGGCTCTTTCATCTTCTGCTCTATCCTTTCTTATTCTCCTCATCGAAGCTAGACTCATTTCCTGTATTCTGAAGATATTGATAACGCTGTAGTCTCTTCCCACACCATCTGATGTGTCAATAGTGAACAGGAACCTGTCAGTCTCTTTTATGTCATCGAGGTTGAAATTTGGGTGCCATTTCAGATCCTTGTAGCCGAGATCTTCAAGTTCAAAATCCTCGATTTCTCTCCATACAAATTTCTTTTTGATCTTGGTGAAGAATTTGAGAGAATCAGATGTTAACAGAAGAGTATCTCCTGCAAGAAACTGGTTCCCATATTCCTGATTGAAAAGTTCCTCTGATCCCAAGTTAGCTATCTCTCTCCTCTTCCAAGCCTCGTCTCTTCCGGGTACTTGCCACCAATCGACTCTTAGTGGAGTGTACTCGTTCTTACCATCTTCACCTGGAGCTTTCATTGCGTTAGCATAAATTTCCCAGAATTTATTTCTACCGTTAGCTGTTGAAGTTATGATAACTCTTGATATCTGTGAAGATGAAAGTGTTGGATAAACTGAACGGTAGAACGGTTCAATGAAGTTATTATGAATGTGAGCGAACTCATCCATGAAAGCTAAGTGAATAGTGAAACCGATAGCAGCTGATTTTGTTGTTGATTGAGCCATTATTCTACAACCGTTATCAAATTTCATAGTCATAACGTTGTTCTGCTCAATGCCAGGTTTCATGAAAAACGGTAAGCCCTTTATCACAGTTTTTATCTTATCCATGATTTCGGCTGCAGTTGCTCCCTTGTTAGCAAGTATCATAACATTCTTATCGATGTTGAAAAGAATGTACCATGTTATGAATATACCAGTCATGATAGTTTTACCTATCTGTCTGGATGCAAGGAAAACTATCCATCTGTTTTCCTGATAAGCTCTGAGTACTTTTTCTTGGTAGGGTCTGAGAGTGATTTTTTGAACTCCATCATCTGTCATAGATACACAGTACTTGTTTGCAAAGTAAACAATGTCTGTTGCACAGCGGGCAATTTCCTTGAGTTCTTCTTCTGAATAATCGAATATCAAGTCACCTGCTCTAAAATCTATGTCAACCTCGTGAAACGGATTTCCTCCCAATACAGTTTCTCCATTAACTATTTTATCCCTTACCTCTTCCACCATTTTGGTGTTCCATATCTTAGTTTTTCCGTGTGGTTGGGAAAAATTCACCTGTGGAGTTGGAAGATTCCTTCTCGGATTCTGTATCATATATCATTTTCTTTTTCATTCACATCTTCAAATCCTTCTCTGCTTGAATTAGCTTCCTTTATCATCGTTTGAATCGTGGACATCAATCCCTTGGTTCCTCTGAACCTTGTGGTTTCTTCTCTAATTTCTTGAGCCTCTGCATCATGAACATGTGTGACAGTAGCTGCATTGGATTCATAATCCATCTTGAGATTTTTGTAGTTGTTCTCAAGTATTATCATGAACTGAGCTAGATGTTTTACTATTTCCATCTTGGATTTCTGCAGAGATGAAAGCACTTCGAATGTACGATCTCTAACTCCGCCTGCATCTATCTCTTCTAATAATTTAATAATTGCGTGTTCGGCTGTTTTCATTTGAAAGATCAAGTTGGAAACTGTCATCTTATCGATAGACATTTTTTGATTAACATAATCGTGTTCGAAAACAAACTCTTTTGGTAGATACAAGAGAACTACTGATTCTACAACTTCTTCGGCTTTCTGATCAGCTTCAACTTTTATCAGTTCGTAATTCAAAGGTTTTATTGTGCTCAACGCTGGCAGATCGTTCTTTCCCACTTCGCTTATAGCAGGAATTTCTGACCCCAGAATCATAGACTCCAAATCTTCAGAAACTTTCTTCAGATATTTCATCTGCTCATCGTTTGGTTTTTGATTCTTTTTCATATAAAGTGTTTAGTGTGTATAGCTTATATAAGGAAGACGAGACTCTGGAATTGCATTATCGATAACGATAGCTCTGCTTGCATCCTTAACGATGTTCTGATTGAGAACGAATGGCTGCTTATCAGTTTCTATTTTCTGAGACCAGACTCTTATGTTTGTGAGCAGCATATCAGAAGCTGGTATTGCATAGTTAACTGTTGTGGATCTGTCTTCCTTCGATATGTTATTAACCGTCTTTCCGTATATCAACCTCAGATCCGATGTAGCTGGTAGATTTGTAGTTTCATTCCACTGTATTTCCCAAATGTTCAAAGTTAACTGGGAGAAAAGATTGCTGAACGATACACAAACGTTGTACCATTTGTTATCTGACAGTTCAGGTTGTGTGTTAGGGAAAAAGAAATAGTAAATCTGGGAATTAGCAAAAACTATAAAGTATCTCTTTTCAAGCAGATCAATTCTCACTCCCTTTCCACTATTCATACAATCTATGAACACTCTGGGGAATGTTAGCTGAACATTGAAATCAGAAAACGATTTCCACGAAGGAAACACCCTGTTGAGATGCGATAGAATTTCATATGAGAATTGTATCTCAATTTCCTTGTCGTTCACAACCTGAATAACTTCACCGACAAGATTGAAATTGCCTCCAGAAATTCTTCTAACAGATACCATGTCACCGAGATTGAAAGTGTGTGAAATATCGTACTGAATTCTGCATGTCAGATTATCTTCATTGACATTTCTCAGCGCTGATGCAGAGCTGAACCTTTCATTTTTCTTGATGTTGAACCATGCCGAGTATGCTCTATCTTGCGATGATGTAAATTCACCGAGCGCTTTGTACTTCACCAATTTATCCTGAACTCCCTGTGTCAACTTAACAGAATCTGACAAGTCGTACTGGTACTCTGCTATCTTCAAATAGTAGTTCATCACAGGAACATCTGTTATTTTTATCTTGTCGAACAGATACGATCTAACAGGATCCGATGTTGTTGTAGTCTGCTGGAACTGTTGTGGATTGACTGTATCCGTTCCTTCATCCTTCTGTTCTTCACCAAAAAATTTTTCGACGCTTGGTGCTAACGCTTCAAGTGCTTGAATATCAGGATCGGTTGTCATGTCAACATTTGCTTTTGGCAACCATTTTATCAACGTTACTTTGAAATAGAGAGGTTCGTTCATGAAATCCCTGAACAGATATGAGCTTGAAACTTCATAAATTCTATCAGTGTTTGGAAACCAGATAACATCCCTTTTCTGTGGTCCAGCACCATCACCAAATATTTCCTGAAAGTAATTCTTGTCTATCTGTATTTCAAACGGCATTTCGAAATCAACTCCAAACGGACCCATGTTCAATTTGTTATCGGGAAATTGGTTGTTTGGAATCACAACTTTCATGCACTGCATCTTATCATGCTCAAATAAAGAGTACTCCATGAGATAGACATCCTTGCTTCTTCCTTGTGGAAGAACTCTGTAGTACTGAACTTCATGACCAAATAATGAGTTCACCATTAGATTCAAATCCTTGTAGAGCCTTATAGCTCTATTCATCTTATACGGATTCCACTTGGCGCCTGCTTTGTAAGTTATAGGGAATGCATAAACTTTTGATTCATCTTGCTTATTAGCAGGAACGAAACCGTCTTCAGGATTCTGTTCAATAGCTGTGTACACTAGCGATACACCAATTATCTTTGCAGGCCCACCTGACATCAGAGTGTACCTGAACTGGAACCAGACTTTGTTTGGCTGTTTCCATTCTACAGCGGAGAGAATAGCATCATTCATTTCAAAGTACTCCGAGAATGTTTCGTTATCATAGGAGTACCTGAATTCTTTTTTGAAAATTGTACCAGATCCGCTGTTAACTAAGTTCTCGGTGTAGCCTGTAACTTTAGTGATGTTAACGAGTGGATCAGAATATGCTAAAATCACATAATCTCCAGATGTGTAAAGTTGATCTTGCACTATTTCAGTCTTATTTTTCTATATATCGATTTGCACACTACACATAAAAAAGGAAGGAAACATGAAACTGTTTCCTTCCTCTGTGTGTTCAGAATGCCTGTTTTCTGAACTAAGAATCTTTTACTATTCCCTGGCTCTTCAGGATCTTTTCAAGATCTCTGACTTCGTTTAGAAATTCATCCCCAAAGAATTTAACTGAATCCTCGTATTCCCTTCGTGACATCTCGTACTTCTGACAGTACCATTTCACCATAGCTTCACTTGGAAGATTTTTCTTCTTATCCTCAACTGCTTTTTTCTTCGTCTTTGCAAAGATCCAATTCGGTTGAGTTTTATACAACTTAGTTAATGTTGTGTGCCAATAATCTGAAGTTGCTGCACTATTGATTCTAAAATGAGAGAGAACACTTACTTGTATAGGGTACTTGATAGACAGGAATCTTCCACACATGAAAAAATTTCGATGCTTATCTGTGTTTTTTACTTCTTTCCACTGTTTTTCATTAGCAGTAAAAAGCAATTTCATATAATCAAACAATTGCATGTTGTTTCTGAATTTCTATGTTAAAATTTTTTACTTGATTACGGGTTATTCTATTTCTAGAACAATTGAAATATTTTGCGGCCTTTTCTATTGAAATAAACTCCAAAATTTCGAAATCAGATTTAGCGATTATTTTATTTCCACGTTTAGAATTTCCTTTTTTTCTACCTTCTAAAATTGCATTTATGTGTTTTTTATCTAATCTTCTACCCGTTAATGATTTTGAAATGTTCGATCGATGTTCGTCTGTTCTTTCTTTCATCTTTTTTCCTCTGTGGCTTTCACTCATTTTCTTTCTAGATTCAATAGTCATTTTTTTTCCATACATGCCGTTATTAGATCCGGTTACCGCTGCTCTTATTTTTTCTTTAGTTTTTTCTGAATGCTTATACAATCTTTCATGCTTTTTGAATTTTTCTAAATTGCCTCCTATTCCACCATCTGCAAGATTGTAACTATTTGGATTTTCTACTGCACTGGTATTTTTTATCCAGTCTTTTTCCTTTTCTGAAAGTTCTTCTAGTGTAGAGCAATGTTCTAAAATCTCTTTATGAAAATTTTCTTTTCCGTATTTT